TGTTCAATGCTGTACGGCTGTGCAAATAGGGTAATCATGGTATTGACTCCGAGTTTGTTGATAGTGGTTTAGACTCTAGGTCGAGATCACTTGATCTTGCGGCACATGGCCCACTGGGTGCGCTTGCGACGACCCCAGTATTCTTCAATTGGTACGGTCCCTTGATTCTGGTCACACACCCAAACCTGACCCTTGTACTTCATGAGGCATTGGATGTGACAGGTGGTCCGTACCATATACAACATACCCTCCTTGACTTCACGATAAGCCCAGGTATTCAGGGTAGAACCATCAGCCTTGAATGAGGTCGAGCGCTTTTTGTTTAGCGCCTTGAGCGCCACTTGACGCTCACTATGGCGGGAAGACCCCTTCCAGTTTCCGGGCTTGCGGAATGCCTTACGGATTGTCTCCCAGACTTCTTGATATGTTGACTCACAGAATATGGCCGTTCCGACAATCCCGCAGTTTCCCATCTTACCGGCGGGCATATCATTTGGTAGTGTCATTGATTCGATCATTGGTCTCACCCCTCGTTTTTCGTCAGTGTGGTTGGCTTATGCCCGAACCCTCGGTTGCCAAGGTTCAACACCCAAAGGCTCGGTGATAAGCCTCCCGATTCAAGTATTTAGCGTTGTTCGCGTTAACTCGTATCGTTTAACTCATCTCAGCCGGAAGATAGAAGAAAGGGAGGTGGACACTTTCCGAGTGCGCTACCAGATAACCACGGGCTCTCTGGCTTAACTCTCGGTAGGGACTCCGGCCTAACACTAGGCCTTTCTCGACTCTATCCGACACAGGGAGGTAATGCGCCCTGCCACACCCACTGTAACGCCTATGGAATCACGCCCTTGGCTCTCAACCCCGAGGGAGACTGAGGGTCAGTGCCCGTGGCACCTACATCTCAGTGATGTCCGTTTGGAAGGGCAATCCCGCCCTGTATCCTTGCTTGCTCCTTGCTGCCACTTCCTGTGGCTTGGCCTTTGGTCTTTGCCCGTGTGCTTTGTTAGCTGGGCGGTGACCGTGTGGCCTCTTGATGGTTCCCATTGTACCGATCTCGACCTGAATGTCAACCCCGTGTTTGTCTTGAGGTTGAGACAATTTGATCTGACCCCTTGTTAGGCCCCGCTTTCTCTCTCCATTACTCAGGGTTTAAAGCCTGCTTTACTGGCGGCTAACTCAGTGCTGAATAACAGACAGGCTGCTAAGGGCGGGGGTCAGAACAAATTGTTAAAGAGCGAGAGCGGACGGTGAACGTCATCTGATGGTTCACATAGTACATAGCAACCTCGGGACAGTCAACACCTCGGGACAAAAAAAACCAAAAAAGATGAAAACAATAGGGAATGGAGGTCGATCAGGGAGATAAGGAACGCGCACGGTCATAACATAGGGTAGGGTCACATTACAAGACATAACCGAGGGTAGACCGAGAGAATAACCGAGGGTAGACCGAGAGAATAACCGAGGGATGAAAACGACAGGGAGAGAGACAGACAGTGACGAAAAATTGACGGATAAAAAACAATAGGGCCAAACCTTGGGCCAGAACCGTCAGAAAACTGTCAGTTATCAGGGGGTGAACCACTCCTTAATCAGGGGAGGGTCAGCAAACATGAGGGAAAACAAGGGGTTAGAAGCCTGTGCGATCAGCCAGGGCGAATGAAATGTTATAACATAACGTCAAAACGAAGGGGGGGCCATGGGGGAAATCGACTTTCGTTAATCATTAATAAGGCCACACGGATTTTTACCCATTTTAAGTCCGGGTGTAACAACCTGGGGTAAAGACCCGGGGTCACAACCTGGGGTAAAGACTGAGGGATATAAAGGAGACCCTCTCTCCTGGGGTTATAACAGTAGCAATCAGGGGGATATTCAGGGGGTAGGCTTGGGGGTTGGTATGACATGTTTGTGATAATAGTTAACTGGGGTTGGGAGCCCAGGGACTTCACATGGCCTGAGTGAGGCGTAAGCCGAGGGAAGGCCATGAGGTGTACCTCAAGCTGCATCTTAAGCTGCACCTCAAGCTCAATCTTAAGCTACATCTGTAAGAAGGGAGGTCTCCACCGTCCTTGGCAGAGACCCCCGGTCTAAACAGGAGGTAGGCTTGGGGTCAATCTGAAGCTACAACCTAAGGTAATATCTTTCAGTTTTTTCTTTCAGTCTTCCCCATAGCTAAGCCATTTGGAATCCCTTGTCTCCCAAGGGCTCCTAAGGTCCACTACCTGGGGTTTACCTGTTGGAACTTTAACCAATAGTGTTATATCATAACATCCCAGAGAACCATCCTGTGGCTCCCCCATGCAGGTCATCACCTGTGGCCTCCTCAATGAACTTCTCCAGTTCCTGGTCCAGCAGCTCTTCCTTCCGCTGTTCCTCTGCACCAATCTGGTCCTGTTCCATCAGCTCAGTGAACCACTTGACCAAGATAGCCAGGGCATCAAGCCTGTCGTCATGGCTGAGGGCTCCCTTCTCGGCAGTAATCCGACTCATCTGGTAGAACAGTGAGTAGGCCGGGTCAGCCTTGGTTTCCTCGTGGTCCAGGGCTACAACCTTGGGATCGACGATGAGCCTGTGCTGCATCATCACGGGTTCCAACGTATCGATAATCCGTTGTTCTTTCTGCTGGTGGTTCTTCACCTCCTCAACAGTCACTGGGTAGATACGTTCCAACACTGGTTTAAGCAATGCCGTGAACATGCCATCACCAAAGTTATCCTCCACAACGATCTTCTCGATATTATGCTTCTTGGCAACCTTGGCTAATGACTCCAGTACCTCGGGGCTGTAACCACCTTTCAAACCTGAGGCTTCAGGGATGAACACGTTACCGTTGAGCATGTAACCCACGGCATAGGAGGTCTCATCCTTACCACGGCCTGAGGGGTCAATGGACATAACCCTGGTCTGGTAATCCGCCAGCTCTTTCGCCACATAGAAGGGCTCATAGAAACGATCACCAGTCAGCCCCAGGTTGGGTAGCTCGTGGATCGCATTCTCATGGCTGACAGAGTGTACAATCTCCGTTGGTCCTTTCTGGAAGGGTATCGACATCAGGGCCATATCGGAGAACTTCAGGGGATACTTATCGGCATCGCTGAGGCTTGTGTCCAACATGAACTGCAATGCGAAGCCAGACTTACCGTAAGACAGCAAGCGTTCCTGGAGGTCTTCATCCGAGAACCGGTCGGGGTCAGTTGTATGACCTGGCGTATAATTCTCATGGTCCGCAACATAAGGAGCCAACTTCCCGCCATAAGCCATGATTTGCTTGTCGCTGGGGAACAGGGCCGGCCATATCCGTATGTGGAAACCACGCTTCTCCATCTGGTTGTACAGAGACATCTCGTTCTGCGGTGTCCCGAGGAACAGTATCCTTGAGCTTTCCAAGGGTTTCAGGATCGCATCAAACTCCTTCACTGCCTCAGACAGTTTCTCCCTGGCAGTCTGGGTCTGACTATTGTTCACTACCTCGATGTCATCACCGATAATAACGTCAGCACGGGAGCCTGTGAGCTGCCCTGTGATGCCTACAGATTTAACCGAAGGGGAATGGTCAGGGCGGGCTGGTCCTACGTCAAAGGAGATCAGAGAGTCCCTCTGTCCCGGTTCTGACGATAGGTGTTCCAACCAGTCAATCGTGTTAATCAGCCTCTTGGTAAACGAGGAGAACTGATCGGCACGTTCCTTACTTGCAGAGACCACCATGATCTTAAGCTGCGGGTCTCTGTATAGAAGCCAGACGACATACGCTGAGGTAATCCAGCTCTTGCCCACACCACGGAATGCCTCAATGACAGAACGCTTGGGGCCAAACTGGAGGTAACTCGCAATGTCGTACTGGAGGGGTGTGGGGTCTGGTAGCGCCAGTTCCTTCCATATCAAGTAGAGGAAGACGCGAAAGTCCTTCTTAGTCTTTTCCTCAACAGATTGTGTCATAACTTATCCATGTCGTGTCTATACCGAGGTAAGGACTTCTGAGGACAACACAGAGCCGTACACAATGGTTTAGCCGTGTGTCAGGTCAGGTCATCCTCAGAAGCTCACACAGACGCTCTCAGCGCCTCTCAGTGCATAGGGTTGGTTGGGTCGTTCTCATCGAAGGATGGGAGGTTATCCCCCAGTTTCTCCAATGGGCTCTTACCCGTGAGCTTCACTTGAATATTGTTATCCTTGAGCATCCCTCGGATAACGCTAAGCTCGGCGGCAGTTACGGAACCATCCTGAACTCGCTTGGAGAGTTCCCGGACAGAATCGACCTGAAGCTCTTCAAGTAGCTCCATGAGTTCAGCGTTCAGTTCTTCCTTCATTTGTTCCGTCCTCTGTTCTTCTTTTTGCTCTGAAGCCGGAGGTTGCTCATCGCCCGGTTGGCTGGGTTGCGATCCTTATGGTCCACATCCTTGCCATCACCTTTCTTGGCGTTACCGGCTTTAATCATCTTCCGGCGACTCAGCACACGGTTTGACCTACGCTTTCTCTGCTCAGGCTTTCCGTGGTAGTCCCGGTACTCTTTCTTGTAATCTCTCTTCTTGGGCATATCCTTATGACCTCATACTTAGTGCTTTCATCAGGGTATCTACTGCACGTTTAACCCACCCTTTGCCGTACCTATCGAACTGGGCATACTGGGCATACTCATAGAGACGTAACTCAGTGAATACCCTTGCGGCTTGCTTGGGGTCTGACTGCTGGGCATGGCGGATAGTTGATGGCCCGAGGATTCCATCCACAGACGCACCAACAGTATCCTGGAGTAATGTCACAGCGGTATATGGCCCCATGTTGATCGCAGCGTCAGCCACGACCATGGCAAGGGGCGGGGGCAGCTCGTGCAACTTGAGGCCGAGCCAGAAGTCCTGCTCATAGATAGCCAGGGCATCTTCTGGACTCAGCTCTCGGATATTGAC